GAAGGACCATCCGGCGCGCTGCTGAATACCGACTTCGCGTCCGGCCACAAGAAAGCCGACTCGATCATCCCAGGCAAGAAGGATAACTCCAAACTGTAATGGGAACGGGTTGAGATTGTTAAACGCCGCGAGGAGCTTTCCTGCCTCGCGGCTTCTTTTTGTCCGGTGGCATGTCCTGGAAAGCGGGATTGCACTTTACGACACGCCATTTCCCAGCGTCATACACGCGCGGTATCTGTTCGGCAATGGCCATTTGTCGCTCTGTCATACCGGTGCCAACATATTTGGCGAATCGCTTGCTTGATTTACGAAGATTAAACTTGTGAATGCGCCGATTAGCGATTACGTACATGTAATCCGGGGCGATTTCTTTCTCGACCGTAAAGCCAAGGATCGTGTATAGCGCGCCCATGCTCCATCGCAGATCAACAAATGACTTGATGGTCTGCCAATTATACATGCGCTCAAACGCACACAATAACCGACTCGCACCACCCACGACCGAATTTTTGCTGGCATAACGAACCAATTCCCACCCTGCGGATGTTCGTTCTGTAAACGACATACAAGCCACCAAATCGTGCTGGCTCCGCAGCCCGAGATGCACGGTGGCAGAGGCGCGACCGAAAACATGGTGAATGTCGTAAAATCCGGCCGCCTCGTGATGGCTGATCGGTCCGAGAACGCACGATCGCGCATAGGTCTTGTGAGTGGTCAGACCAAGCCGGTGTCTGATGGTGGCGATCACTGCCTCAGGGTGGTCGATCCATTCATCTTCGAAAACTTGAAGCAAGGTGATATTTTGGCGCAACGCCATCAATCGTTTTTTAGCATGATAGGCGCGATCCCGGCCGAATGCTTCGCTATGCCAGATCGCCCCACCGAATTCGACTCCAAGTCGATGTGTCGGAAAGTAATTATCAATCTGCTGCCAACAACGGCGATCGTTGTCTTTACCTTCTGGAATCAGAATGTCAACATTCCGCTCTGGTGGCATTATTTCACGTGCTAGACAGTCGGCAAAAGCGTTTTCGGCTGCACGATGATCACCGCCCGTATAATCTAGTTCGATGTTCCATCGATAGGCATACCGATGAATCAGAGACGGATCATATCCGGTTTCTGCGGCAATATCACCAGCGCGTCTGCCGGTGAAACGCCGGGCGAAATCGGTCTGGTCGATGATGCGATGTTGCGGCAGGATATGAAGCTGGGCGATATGCCCGCCGAACCGCTGTTCCATAGTCTGCTTCATTTTGTGCCGCACTACAGGTGAACAGGCGGGTGCGACACCGCCATAGCGAAGCAAGTTCGTCGCTTGGATTTTGGCTTGCACGACCGGATGCCGCGCCACATTGGATACCCCCCACGTGGCCCTTACCCCCGCTCGCATACGGACCTGATGTTCCGGTGAATGACTGATGTGGTCCACACCGTGGTTCAGTTGCGTCTTGTCGCGGATAACCGCTTTGATCTCGTCAGACGCAAACACGTTTTTGGCGCCATATCTGACGAGATTGGTGGCCTCGGCCGTCTCGCGACGACTGACCAGTGATCCGGTGTTAGGCACCCCGTAGCGGTCCAGGCAGGTATCACGGATTTTTTCTTTTACATCCGCTGCCTGTGCGGCATTGGCGACGCCTCGTTTGGCAAAGTTGGTCGCCTCCGAAGTGGCTAGGAAATGCTCCATAAAACACGGGCAGACACGGCCGTTGCCGCAAAACTTCCATCCATCCGCAATCCGCACGATCGACCGATCGCGACCGGCTGCACAGATGGCCGGACCATGCAACAACGTTGCAGCGGCACGACGAATATCGGTTTCTTCGATCTGACCCAACGCCAATTGCAATTCGGGGGTCAGCTTTGTAACCCACCCACCGCGCCACCGCAACAAATGTTGTCGCAGCACTTCCGCCAAAGGGTGGGTCATCATTACACACCTTCCAAATTATACAAGATCGACAATATTTATCGCTGGAAAGCAGGTTTTTTTGCTTTCGTCCACTAAAATGATGCCCGATCGCTAAATATCGTTGTCGATATAACGTCCGGCCTATTGAACCCAGATTTGCTTAGTCGATCACTTAGTTACGCATTATCGACTAAACAACGGTCAGGCTCATGTTTTTAAGAGAACAACTTTCATTTTCACAAGCGCAGTGCGTCATCGAAGCCGCCGACAAGGAGGGTGGAGGTAAGGACCTCTACATGAAAGGCATTTTCATTCAGGGCGGGGTCCGCAATTTCAATGAGCGGATTTATCCGGCTCGCGAAATCAAAAATGCCGTAGAAAATATCGATAAGCAACTGCGTGATGATTACAGCGTCATTGGTGAACTCGATCATCCTGAAGAACTAACGATCAATCTAGATCGCGTGTCACACGCGATCACGGAAATCTGGATGGATGGCAACAACGGCATGGGCAAGTTGAAGATTTTATCAACGCCCAAGGGCAACATCGTCAGAACGCTGATCGAATCTGGCGTCAAGCTAGGCGTTTCCAGCCGGGGGGTCGGGAATGTTGATGAGAGAGGCGAAGTTTCGGGATTTGAGATCATTACGGTCGACATAGTAGCTAGACCCAGTGCGCCGGATGCCTATCCCAAGCCAGTTTACGAATCACTGAACAGCAAACGCGGGCGGATTATCTCCGACTTGTCCGAAGCGGCGGTGCACGACCCGATGGCGATGCGGTTTCTCAAACGGGAAATCCTGCGAGCCATTACTGAATTAAAATGGAAGATTTGACCATAGGAGAAATGTTCTAATGGAGAACATCAAAAAGCTTCTGAGCGACGGCAACCTCCCCGAGGAGATTGTTAGCTCGTTGCAAGAAGCCTTCGATAAGAAGGTCGAGGAAGTCCGCGAACAGGCAGAAATGACCATTCGCGAAGATTTCGCTAGACGTTACGAACACGACAAGGAAGTGCTGGTCGAGGCGGTCGATCGCATGCTGACCGATGCCGTGCAGAAGCAAGCGGATGAGAAGGCTGCCGAAGTCGGCAAGTTTGTCGATGCCCGCAATGCCTTCCGCCGAGGCATCAAGGAAAGCAAACGCACCTATCGCGCCAAGCTCAATGAGCATGCGGTGGCCGCACGCACCGCTGTCTCGACCAAGCTAAAGGAAGAGATTCTGAAACTGCGCGAGCAGAAGAAGGTGCTCAATCGCGAGCGGCTCCGGTTTGCCGACAAGTACAATGCCGTCAAAGAATCACTGACGAACGATCACGTCAAGCGCGTGCGCAAGATCGACGAATTCGTCGTTCGGCAAGTGACCAAGGAGCTTGCTGAGTTCCAGCAGGACCAGAAGGCGTTGGTGGCCACCCGGCTCAAGCTGGTGAAGGAAGGCCGTAAGAAGCTCAACGAAACCCAGGGCCGTTTCGTCAAACAGGCCGCCTCCAAGGTGGAACGGGTCATCAATGAAACGTTGAAGACCGAAATGACCCAACTGCACGAGGACCTGGAACGCAATCGCCAGAACATGTTCGGTCGGCGCATTTTTGAAAGTGTCGCGGCGGAATTCATGACCTCGTATTTGGCAGAAGGCACCGAGATGCGCAAGCTGCAATTGGCCGTCGAAGCGCGCGACACTGAGCTTAAAGAAGCCAAGAGCACTCGTGACGCGGCGGTGAAAGACAGCCACATCGCGTTACGCAAGGCCAAGATCGCAGAGGATCGGGTGGTACGCTCGAAGACCCTTGGCGAATTACTGATCAATTTGCGTGGCGACAAGCGTCAGGTGATGGAGGGCATGCTGGAAACAGTCCGCACCGAAGCCCTGCGCGAGTCATTCAACAAGCTCTTGCCGGTGGTTCTCGATGAAACCACACGCGTGAAATCAGCGACGCCCCAAAAGCGCGTGCTGAGCGAAACGCGGATCGATAAGCCCAACGTCGTGTCCGGTGAACAACGGGGCAACCGACTAGCAGAAGCGGTGCAAGCCGAGGCCTATGACATCGATCCCGAGATCGCGCAGGTAATTAGACTTGCCGGTATTACTAGATAATTTTCAGGAGTTCAATTAATGAACAAGCTGTTTGAAACACAGTGGAAACAGACCAAGGCAGCGCTTTGCGAGGGCCGCGATCTCACCCACAATCAAGACGGGACCGCAAATCCCAACAAGCGCCAGACCATGGACACCATCCTGGAAAATACCCGGCGTGAACTACGGCTGATGGAAGCCGCGACCAATGGCGCGACGAACGCCTCATCCGTGGCGACGCTGAACCGCGTTATTCTTCCCGTTATTCGCCGTGTCATGCCCACGGTAATTGCAAATGAAATTATCGGCGTCCAGCCGATGACAGGACCAGTCGCGCAAATCCATACGCTGCGTGTGCGTTATGCCGATACTATTCCGGCAGCGGGCGGCGGAATTTCGGCTGGTGCCGAAGCATTGTCGCCGTTCAACATCGCCAATTACTACTCTGGCAATGGTTCTGTAGCCACTCCGGCTGCTGCGTCTACGACCTATCTTGAAGGCACTGGTGGAAATCGTCTGAGCATTCAGATTTTGAAAGAAGTCGTCGAAGCAAAGACCCGCAAGCTGGCGGCTCGTTGGACCTTTGAAGCGGCACAGGATGCGCAAGCACAGCAAGGGCTTGACATCGAGGCCGAGATCATGGCGGCACTAGCGCAGGAAATAACGGCCGAAATTGATCAAGAAATCATCAACTTCTTGATTGCTCTACCCGGCGCTGCTACTAGCACCTTTGCTATGTCCAATGTCACGGGAACCCCCACTTTTGTTGGAGACGTGCATGCTGCACTTGCGATCCTGGTAAACCGTCAGGCAAACCTCATCGCGGCAAGAACTCGTCGTGGCGCAGGCAACTGGTGCGTAGTATCCCCGACTGCTTTGACCATCTTGCAGTCTGCGACGACTTCCGCCTTCGCCCGTACTACTGAGGGAGTATTTGAAGCCCCAACTAATACCAAGTTCGTTGGCACTTTGAACAATGCAATGAGGGTCTACGTCAATCAATACGCTGCCGATAATACCTCGGTGCTAATTGGTTACAAAGGCAACGATATCGATGCGGCAGCGTTCTATTGCCCATATGTACCATTGACGAGTTCCGGCGTGGTGATTGATCCCCAAACGTTCGAACCAGTCGTTAGCTTTATGACACGTTATGGTTTCATTGCTTTAACGAACACAGCCTCCAGCCTTGGCAACGCGGCTGACTATGTTGGACTCGTTGCAATAGACACATCGAGCCT